CACACTCGGTAACGGTATCACCTTCCCCGATGGAACCTTCCAATCGAGTGCCGCTAGTGGATCTACTATAACTGCTGGTGCAGGTATGACACTCACTGGATCTACTCTAGGTATAGATCCGACCGCCGCAATCCATGTCGCTGGTATTTCTAGTGATGGTGGTATTACTGCTGGTGGTAATCTTTTGATACCGAATGGAAACTATTTTGGTAATGCTACACACGGAACGATTAGAATTGCATCTAATAGAGTAGAAATAAAACCAAACAATAGTACCAGTAATGCTTTAACTGTTCGTAATACTGAGACACGAGCCGCTCAGGTTGTGGTAACAGAGAAGGGTATCTCAATGGATGCCGCTGGTATCACCTTCGCCGATGGAACCTTCCAATCAAGTGCCGCATCTGGATCTGGTGTAACTGCTGGTGCAGGTATGGTCCTAACTGGATCTACTCTAGGTATTGATCCAACCGCCGCAATCCATGTCGCTGGTGTTACGATGCCTGATAATGGACAACTTGGTAACGAATCTGGAACTTTTGTAGAGTTACAACCAACACAAGTAAGACTGAAGCCATCAGGTGTTCTATCATTTGCATCACTTAGTAGTAAAAATGTATCACATAAAGATTTGCAGGTTGTGGGTGAAACTATTGCACAAGATCTTATTCATGCCGAAGCAGGTATCTCACTGGATGCCCTTGGCATTACCTTCCCCGATGGAACCTTCCAGTCTAGTGCTGCATCTGGATCTGGTAGTGGTCCTACGGTTACAGTGACAGGCGGAACTGGTGGTCCAGACGCTTCTTGGATATCATCTGCTGCAACTGGTGATTTTTACATAGAGGTAGTAAACTAATATGGCAGTAGAACCCTTCGTAAAGTTTGAAGGCGCTGCACCAAGAATTTCTCAGTTCTTTACTAAAGTAGATGGTGCAAGTGCAGAAGCAAACGGTGTCTGGTACTTTGATGGTACTACTGCCGAAGTTATCTTTCAAAGACATTTACTGATGCAGTATGCTACCGATGTATTTTACATTCAAGCAAAAGGTTCCTATAGTGATGGTGGTACTGCCGATGGTGTAAATGGTGGTGGTGGATATAGTACAAATCCAACTGGTGGTAATACTCTTAGAATTGCAAATGGTGATGCCGAAGTCTTTGTTCCTAAAGGTAAAATGAGTTCTTTTGATGACGATTCAACCTATTCCTCTGGAACAGATGGGTGTTTATGTTTTTTATTCTTCGGTCAAAACTCAATAGCATTTGACCCAACAGGCAAGACAGGTCCATCAGGAACGGGTGTTGGTAACCTATACACTAACATTGCTGAATGGAAAACAGACAATACAAATACTGAATGGATTATTGAGTATCGCAAAAAAGATGGTACAAATAAACTAACAGTTTCTGATATGTTAAATGCTACCGAGACAGTATCTAATTCTAATGAATGCAACGTACCAGACAATAGTTCTTTCTTTGGTTCGTCAACATATTGGGCTGTTGCTGGTCCAAGTTGGGCAGTTACCGAACTAGAAGCAGGAGATGAATGGTGGGTATATTTTATAGAAGATACGAGTCAACTGCCCGAGTGGCCTATTACGGGGTTTGAATGATGATTATACCAGAACCTGATAACTATCCACGCGGAACTACTTACAGTTACTACATTTACTTTAGTGCTGATGGTGTTACTGCCGAATGGAATAAAGAACCAACATTACTTGGAGTGCAACAAGGTGTAACTCTTGGTTACTTTGACACATGCAGATGGGTATACCAAGAAGGCACTACTCATGACATGTATAACTTTCCTATTGCCGATTGGTTAGGAGAACTAATATTATGAGTATTTATTTAGGCACTACTAAACTTAATAAAGTTGGATCAACCACCCTCATCAATAGAATTTATGTTGGTGGTGCTACTACTTTTGGTGGTGCTGGTGGAACTGCAACTCCAAGTCCACCAGGCCCTTCTAACTTTGCTCCTTACTTCACGGGGACTCCATCTGGATCCACCACAGATCCAGACGTAGGAGAACGATTAACATTCCTGAACTATGGTTCTACGGGACTCCCCGAACCCGCCACCACATTCCAGTGGTATGACGATGGTGCTGCTATCTCTGGTGCTACTGGATATGCCTACGTTCTCGGTGCAACTGGTGATGTCATAGATGCAGAGAAGACTTTTGTTGTCACAAACAGCGGATCTTCTTTCTTCATTATTGATGGAGTTAATCAACCAGTTTTATCCATGACAAGAGGTGTTCAATATACATTTGATCTCTCTGGAGTTTCGACAATTCACCCATTCAGAATTGCCACTACCGAAGATGGTTCGGGTGGTCAATACACAGATGGTTGGACCACCAATGGAACACAAGGTCAAGCAGGAGCAAATGCAGTGTTCATCGTTCCTGCGGACGCCCCTGCTACTCTGTACTACTACTGCGTTAACCACAATGGAATGGGTAACAGCATCAATGTCAGAACCGTTCCTGCCACTGGTGTGACTATGACGGGTAACCTCACAGGTGTCGTGACTCTCACCAACAGTGAGGGAACTACTGGTGCCACCATTGACTTCGGTACTATGATCAATGCTGATATTACTAACCTTAGTCTATCTAACGTAGTAGCAGGCGCGACACTAACCGCCACTGTTACATACGGTGGTACTGCTCCGAACATCGTTTGGAGTGGGGTTACTTCTTAGTAAATATACTTGACATTTGAATTTGACACGTTATACTTCTGTATGACTTTTACTTTATGGAGATAGTATGTCCGAAGCGATGAAGATCCACAAGTTGTATGCTAATACACTTGAACTTAAACTGGGCAGCCATGAGGCTGCTTGTTACGACATCCATGCTCACTTGCGTGGTCCTGTCACCCCCGAAGATGTTGCACCAGTGATTCGTGAGATCAAGTGGTACGACGGTTACAATCAACCACACACTAGTATGCCTGATGTCGTGTTTGACAGTGATGTTCCAATCTGCACATTCACTCTGAACCCAAAGTGTCGTGCTTTGATTCCGACTGGTATGGTAATGGATATCCCTCTGGGTTTCTCTGCCCGTCTACATCCACGATCAGGACTTGCAGTGAAGAATGGTGTGACTCTGATTAACGCAGAAGGTGTGATCGACGCTGACTATTGTCATGAGGTTTTTGTTCCACTTCACAACACCACAAACACGCCATTCAAGATCACCCACGGCGATCGTATCGCTCAGGTAGAGATTGTTGAATATGCTAGGCAAGTTAGATACATTACTTACACACAAGCAACACCCGAATCACAAAAGACCAACCGCGTCGGCGGTTTCGGATCTACAGGAGTATAATATGACACGCGATGAACTATTAATCTATCACGCCGATATCTGTAATCAGGCAAGAGAACTAATGTCTCTGAAGAACCGAGACTACGCAGGGGATCATGGTAATGAGCCTTTTGCTAACTTCACTCGCGTAGAGGCTATGGGCATCTGCACTACCGAGCAAGGATTCCTCACTCGCATCACAGACAAGATGAGCCGTCTCTCATCTTTTATTGATTGTGGGAAGATGCATGTTGAAAATGAATCATTTAATGATACAATAGTAGACGTAATCAACTACATGGTTCTTCTCTCTGCCTATCTTGAGGACAAAGACGGAGCCATGGTGAGCAAGGAAGTCCTCCTGAATGAGTAGATTCTACACAAGCGTTTGTGTTTACGGCAAGAATGTTCTGTATCGCGGGTATGAAAACGGAAAGCAAATCACAGACAGGGTAGAGTATCATCCTACCTTGTTTGTGCCTAGCACCAGCGATACATCCATCCATCGTTCTCTCGACGGTCATCGTTTGGAGCCAGTTCAACCTGGCACCATTCATGACTGCCGAGAGTTCGTGGAGAAGTACAAGCACATCAATGGGTTTCGCATCTTCGGCAACACGGATTACATCTATCCTTTCATTGCGGACAAGTTCCCTGATGAGATCGAGTATGATATGTCGCAGATCGGTGTGGCAAACATCGACATCGAAACCGAGTGTGAGTATGGATTCCCACAGGTAGATGATCCCGAAGAGAAGGTGATCGCTATCAGTATGTTGATGCGAGGTAAGATGAACGTGTTTTGTCTCGGTGAGTTTGAGACTGACCGCGAAGACATCACGGTTCATACTGCCTTCACTGAGGAAGAGATGCTTCAGCGTTTCATCTACCACTGGCAGCAGGATTTCCCTGACATCGTGACTGGTTGGAACGTCAAGTTCTTTGACATTCCTTATCTTGTAAATCGTATCAAGCGAGTGCTTGGTGAAGATGAAGCGAAGAAGATTTCTCCGTGGAACAAGATCAAGGAGAAGACTATCACGAAGATGGGTCGTGATCAAACGGCGTTCCATATCAATGGTGTTGCCGTCATCGACTACCTCGACCTCTACAAGACCTTCACCTATGTGAACCAAGAGTCGTATCGTCTCGACCATATTGCCTTTGTCGAACTCGGTAAGAAGAAGTTGTCCTATGCGGAACACGATTCTATCCGAGAGTTCTACAAGAAAGACTTTCAGAAGTTTATCGAGTACAACATCGTTGACGTTGAACTGGTTCAGCAACTCGAAGAGAAACTCAAACTGATCGAACTCTCCTTGGCACTTGCTTACTCTGCCAAGGTTAACTTCGAGGATGTATTCTCACAGGTGCGAACGTGGGACGCAATCATCTATCACTATCTGCGTGAGCAGAACATTGTGATTCCTCCGAAGACTATCGGTAAGAAAACCGATCAGTATGCTGGTGCGTATGTGAAGGAACCAATCACTGGTATGCACGATTGGGTTGTGTCGTTCGACCTCAACTCACTCTATCCTCACTTGATTGAGATGTACAACATCAGTCCCGAGACGCTAACCGACGACGGTATCTGGCGTGGACTTGATGTTGACAAGATCCTCGACAAGACGCCCGAAACACTGGCTTATATCGAGAAGCACAAGTCAAAGAATCTTTCTGTTGCTGCTACTGGTAATACGTTCCGCACTGATGCGAAGGGTTTCTTGCCCTCGCTGATGAACAAGATGTATGCAGAACGCAAAGAGTTCAAGAAGAAGATGATCGAGTGTCAGAAGCAGAAGGAGAAAGATCCTACCAACAAGGATCTCGATTACCAAATCGCCAAGTTCCACAACTTCCAGCAGGTTCGTAAGATTCAGTTGAACAGTGCTTACGGTGCGATTGGTAATCAATACTTTCGTTACTACTCGACAGAGATGGCGGAGTCCATCACTCTGTCTGGACAGTTGAGTATTCGTTGGATCATGAACGAACTCAACGAGTTCCTGAACAAAACATTGGAGACTGAAAACTATGACTATGTTGTGGCATCTGACACCGATTCTGTTTATCTGCGCCTTGGTAATCTTGTGGATCGGGTTCTCCCTGACTGCGATGATAAGGACAAGATCACAAACTTTCTCGACAAGAGTTCTAAGGAAATCATACTTCCTTTCATCAAGAAAAAGTATGATGAACTAGCGTCGTTGATGAACGCCTATGAAAACAAGATGGTGATGGATCGAGAAGTCATCTCAGACAAGGGTATTTGGACTGCCAAGAAGCGGTATATGCTCAACGTGATCGACTCCGAAGGTGTTCGTTACGAAACACCCAAGATGAAAATCATGGGTATCGAAACTACTCGATCCTCTACACCACAGATCATTCGTGATAGACTCAAGGAAGCCATCAAGATCATCATGTATGACGACGAAGAGACGATGCAACAATACATTGCCGACTTCCGAACTGAGTTCAACAAACTTGATGTCGAGACTGTTGCTTTCCCGAGAGGCGTTAACAACCTTGGCAACTACGCCGATGCGACTCACATCTATCGCAAGTCAACTCCAATCGGCGTGAAGGGATCTCTTCTATATAATCATTATCTCAAGAAGAAGAAACTTGAGAAGAAGTATCCAATCATCCAAGAGGGAGACAAGATCAAGTTTGTTTACCTCAAGGTTCCAAACCACATCGGTGATCGCGTCGTGGCATTCCCGTCATCTCTTCCGAAAGAGTTTGACTTGAACAGGTTTGTCGATTATACTACACAGTTCGACAAGGGTTTCCTAGATCCTTTGTCTAACATCCTGACTGTCATCGGATGGTCAGCAGAAGAACGAAACACACTAGAAAGTCTATTCGCTTAAGGAGAATACATGAGTTTTTTGAATGAAATTATTTCAAGTTCGGGTAATGAATACGCATCAACTGTTATTGATGGGTTAGAAGGAAGCGACATCAATGGATTCTGTGATACTGGTTCTTACTCTTTTAACGCTCTTCTATCTGGTTCCCTTTATGGTGGTATGCCTGATAATAAGATTATGGCTATCGCAGGAGAGTCGGCAACTGGTAAAACGTACTTTACTATTGGTATTGTGCATAAGTTTCTCGTTGATAATCCTGATGGTGTTGTTCTGTATTTTGATACAGAACAGGCTGTGACTTCGGATATGTTTAAGGAACGTGGTTGTGATCCTGCTAGAGTTGCAGTGTTTCCTGTAAGCACGATCGAAGAGTTTCGACACCAAGCGATTACCATTGTTGATAACTACCTTGAACTAAAGAAGAAGGATCGTAAGCCTATGCTCATCGTTCTTGATTCTCTTGGTATGCTTTCGACTAACAAAGAGATGGTTGATACCGCAGAAGGAAAGACTACTAAGGATATGACTCGTGCCCAGATTGTCAAGGCCACTTTCCGTGTGTTGACTCTGAAACTTGGCCGAGCAAACATTCCAATGATCATGACCAACCACACATATGATGTCATTGGTTCTATGTTCCCACAGAAGGAGATGGGTGGTGGTTCTGGTCTGAAGTATGCCGCCTCTACCATTGTGTATCTCTCCAAGAAGAAGGTGAAGGAAGGAACTGATGTCATCGGTAACATTGTTCACTGTAAGTTGTTCAAGGGTCGAGTAACCAAAGAGAACTCGATGGTTGATGTTATCTTGAACTATGAAACTGGACTGCATCCTTACTACGGTCTTGTTGATATCGCATTGAAGTATGAGATCTTCAAGAAGGTTTCGACACGCATTGAACTTCCATGTGGAACCAAGGTATTCGAGAAGGCCCTGTATCGAGATGCTGAAAAGTATTTCACTGATGATGTGATGGCACAACTTGAAGTCGCCGTTGGTAAGGAGTTTAAGTATGGTGTCTCCGTCGAAGAAGAACCAGAGGTCGAAGATGGATCTGAGTGAAACAGATATCATCACTGTATCTGAAGGGAAATACAAAGGCACCGACTTTCAGTTCGGTGCTGTTTCCCTTGAAGAAGATGAAGAAAATGATAGACTTCGGTTGAGTTTCGACTATAATATACTCGACTCACCAATCGAAGTTATCGATGAAGAGTTTACACAGGTTGCTGGTGACATACTAGCATCCATTTTGAGTGAAGGTGAAATCAAGAAGTATGAAGACGATTGAAAGTTTGGTTCTAGAAAATCTAATCTACAATGAAGAGTTCACTCGTAAAGTTCTCCCGTACTTGAGTAAGGAGTTCTTTCACGATCGAACTCACGGGATTGTGTATTCTGAGATCAAAGAGTTCTTCAGTCTATATAATCTACCACCGACAAAAGAAGCGATTGAAATTTCGTTGAATGAGCGAAAAGATCTGAACGACGATGAGTTCAAATCCATTCAACAAGAGATGAGTTCCTACACGAAGGCCGTTGAGGCAGATAAACTCAATTGGCTGGTCGATCAAACTGAAAAATTCTGTAAAGACAAGGCGGTATACAATGCGATCATGGAATCGATCCACATCATTGACGGTAAATCGAAGTCAAAGACAGAGAATGCAATCCCAAGCATCCTTTCCGACGCCCTCGCAGTCTCGTTCGACACCCACATCGGACACGACTACATCGAAGACGCCGACGAAAGATACGAATTCTACCACAAAGTAGAAAGCAAGATTGCGTTCGATCTAGAGTTTATGAACATGATTACCAAGGGTGGTACTCCAGCCAAGACGTTGAACATCATCATGGCTGGTACTGGTGTTGGTAAGTCTCTGTTCATGTGTCACCACGCCGCGGCGTGTCTGTCACAAAACAAAAACGTTCTGTACATCACCTGTGAGATGGCCGAAGAAAAGATTGCGGAGAGAATCGACGCCAATCTTATGGACATCACACTTGATGATCTCAAGGATCTTCCCTACGAAATGTATCAGAAGAAACTACAGAACGCTACTAGGGGGATCAGTGGGAAGTTGATCATCAAGGAGTATCCAACTGCTACAGCGAATGCGAATCACTTTCGTATTCTCATTGAAGAACTTAAATTGAAGAAGCAGTTCACTCCTGATATCATCTTTATTGATTACCTCAACATCTGTGCCTCCAGTCGCCTTAAGGCAAATGGTGGTGCAAACTCCTACACAATCATCAAGTCAATCGCCGAAGAACTCCGTGGTCTTGCCGTGGAGCAGAACGTTCCCATCTTCTCTGCCACTCAGGTGAATCGAAGTGGGTTTACAAACTCTGACTTTGGACTTGAAGATACATCCGAGTCGTTCGGACTTCCAGCCACTGCCGACTTCATGATCGCGTTGATTGCGACAGAAGAGTTGGATGAATTGAATCAGGTACTTGTAAAGCAGTTGAAGAACAGGTATAATGATACAGCAGTGAACAGGAAGTTTATTCTTGATATTAATCGTGCCAAGATGAAACTGGCAGACTCTAGTGTTGACGAACAAGCACTGGTTGATTCTAATCAAGAAGAAGGTAACGGCTACGGTAGTGGGTTTGATGGGAGCAACTTCGACAGTAAGTTTAAGTCGAAGACAGTGAATGACTGGACGATATGACATCTTACATAGATAAAAAGTTCATTAATTTAGTTTCAGGTAAACTCGATCGGTTCGCTTGGAAGAAGGGAAACCTAGCACAATGTCGTTGTCCTATCTGTGGTGACTCACAGAAGAACAAGACTAAGGCCAGAGGGTTCTTCTACGAGAAGCAGAACAACTTCTTCTTCAAGTGTTTCAACTGTGGTTTTGGATCAAACATCTACAACTTCATGAAAGAGGTTGATCCGTCTATGTGTAAAGAGTATGCCATGGAGCAGTTTAAAAGTGGTAAATCAAATAATGTGAAGAGGACGGAGATGATATTTAGTAAACCAAAGTTCAAACCAAAACACGATCTACTCAAACCACTGAAGTGCGTGAAGGATCTTCCTGAAGATCACATCTGCCGACAGTTTGTGGAGATGCGTAGGATTCCGAAGAAGTTCTACAGTATGTTGTACTTCACAGAAAACTTCTATGCTTACATGAAGTTGGTGGATCCAGAATTCAATCCCTCAAAGACAACTGGACCAGAACCACGACTCGTCATTCCTTTCTTCGACAAGAAGGATAATGTAGTTGCAGTTCAGGGTCGGTCGTTGTCGATGAAGGATGAGTACAATGCCCGCACTACCCTACGGTATATTACTGTGAAGTCGGATAAATCAATTGAACGACTCTGGTATGGTATGTGGCGTGCGAACCCAAAGAAGCGTGTGTATGTCGTTGAGGGTCCATTGGATAGTCTCTTCATTGACAACACAGTGGCGATGGTGGGTGCAGCATCAGTTCAGAACGAACCTGCTCGTTTTGCAAACACTGATATGGTTTATGTTCTTGATAACGAACCACGCAATCCCCAGATTGTGAAGTTCAATGAGAACCTGATCAAGCAGGGAAA